CCTCTTAATATGGAGATGGCAGTTGATAGAGCACCACTTAAAGTTAACAATCCAAGGCCTGCTGCAACAACACCACCTAAAATGATTGGAAAATTACCACTTATAAAGTTACCAATTGCATTAACAACTCCTATATTTCTTGGATTTCCAAAGAAATTTAAAAGTTTAATTAAAAATCTTCCTGCTAATATAGTAAAGAAGAATGAAAAAATTCTTTGGAATATACCTTTGACTGGATTCAATACCTTATTGACACTTGATTTGATTATCTTCATTCCTTTACTATCTGTCTCTAAACTATCTTCTCTTTCTCTTCTTCTGAGATTCTCAGTTCTTCTCTGCATGTCGAGAAACTGTTTCATCTCAAATTTTTCTTGTGCAACAAGTGTTGCTAATATAGATGACATCGTTTCTTTGATGTCCATCACACTCTTCTCAATACCCTCCGTTGGTGTTGATAAAGATGCTAACATCACACCAGTTTGAATCTGTTGTGCTTGAATTACGTTTTTTAATATAGTTATCTTTCTTGCATTTATTTCAACTTGCGTTGCTAAATCATCTCTTCCTAAAAATTTTGACGCAGAAACTCTTCTTGTGGTGCCCCGAATCGGTTGACCAAAAGTTGACATCTTATTACGAAAATTTTCGTATACTGGATTGGTTTCATCCATTAGCTCTTTGTTGATTCTCCTTTAGTCTTTCTTCTTCAAGATGTGCTTGTAATAAACCAACATAGATATCTCGTTCCCAAGGTATCATGTTTTCAATCTCAGTCAAAGAATATTTATGGTACTGCATCATGGCAAAATTTAATCTGAAATAGTTCTCCAGATTATTATGAGCCATGGCTAACCGAAAAAAGATGCCAAACCCTCAAGCACCACATCACTTTCAACTTTTGTTTTTGGATTAGTTACTTTTACAGTGTGAGATAATTTAGGCATAGTCTCAAAAAACTTCTCAACTTCTTTAAATTGATTTGAGTTCATTGAATCAAGAAAATCATTAAGTTCTTTTTTAGAACAATCAGCTGCTGCCCATACTTCATCCTCATTATATATTTTACTAATACATGATCCAATTAAATCAAAGGACTGATCCATTGGATTCTTTGTGGTGTCATTTGGATCAAAATTATTTTTAATAAACTCATTAAGAGAAGGATATTTAAGTTCCATCATAAGATCATTGTCAAGTTTAACTTGATTTGAATGACCCTCTGGTTTTTGAACCTCTATATCATCAAGACTAATACTTACATCAACTTCAGTTTCACCATCGTCAGGACAAATTAATTTTACATCAATATCTTCACCAACAGATTTACCACGGATATTTAAAAATAAAAATTCAATATCGAATGTAGGTAACGCTTCAACCTTTACACCCTTTGTTAAAACACAAGAACGAATTACAGCTTTAATAGCATTTGTAATTTGTTTTGTATCTTCACTTTCAAGTGCGATTACAAGTAATTTTTCTTCCTTAACTAGGAAGGGTCTATATTGTATTGTCTTTCCTGTTGATGGTAATTCAAGTTCATAACTTGGCGTTGCAATTTTTGGTAATGGCATAATGTTACAATTCAGTAAGTTTATTTAGCACCTATCCTGTAAGTGCATTTATGAACCTTGGAATGACCCCTTGTGGTGCATCCTCAATAAAATATCTTGAATAAGCCATAGCAACAGTGCACTTTAATAGTTGTGATCCATCATAAGACACAGGCATTGAATTTATTGCTAACGGAAAACATTTTACAAATTTATATGTAAGAGTTTTTGTCTTTCTTCTTTCATCGAGATTCTTTTCAAACTTTGTAATCTCCAATGATCCTTTTTGATAACGTTCCGGAAACTTGACTCTATAAAAATGACTCTCTTTATCTGCACTATTGTCACCTGTGTTTGTTGTATTTGTTATAAAATTCATCCATGCTTCAAAAAATCTAATGGGTAGATATTGGTCAGCATCACAATAAAAAGATAGGGCAATTGAATCATCATAAGTTCTACGATATACATGTCTCTCTCTTACACCGGGAATATTATTTGTTAACTCTGAAGTTGCAAAAGCTGATCCGGGTAAAGCAGCATCAGAACATAAAATATTTAATCTACCTTGATCCAAATTTAAACCCATCTCTTGCTTAAAACGATTGAAACCAGAATCCTGAAAAGAAACACTCATTTGAAAATGAGAAGTTGTTGCAGGGTTCAACAACTGAGCCTTAACTTGTGATATCGATTTTCTTTGTGGTTGGATAATAGCCATATATAAATATAGATTGACCTTGTATATTATGTAGGAAAGTTATGGGGGAGAGTATCAAAAGTAGGTATACTCCGGTGTATCCACACAAGTATCAAGGAAACTCGAAGATGATTATATGTCGTAGTAGTTGGGAAAGAAAGTTTTGTCAGTGGTGTGATATGAATAATAGTATTGTTTCATGGGCATCAGAAGAATTCAGCATCCCTTACGTTTCTCCAAAAGATAATCGAGTTCACAAATACTATCCTGATTATTTGATAAAGGTAAAAGAGAAGAATGATATGATCAAAACTTATGTGATTGAAGTGAAACCGTATAAACAAACGATGCCACCTAAACCAAGAAGTCGAAAAACTAAATCATATCTAACAGAGTGTGTGACCTATGCAGTCAATCAAGCAAAGTGGACTGCAGCAAAAGAATTCTGTGAAGATCATCGTATTGAATTTAAAGTAGTAACAGAGAAAGAACTCGGAATCAGATGAGTAGACTAGAGGGTAATGACATAAACAATCGAACAAATGATCAAGAGGATATGATGTTAGATATCATGTCTCTTTTAAATGATACTGTGACACCTGTTCCTGATGTTGGAAACTTTTATACCTTTGTATATAATCCAAAGACTCCAAACATCACATACGATCAACATCCTCTTATAGCTTGTACTGATATATTCTCATGGGGTTTTCGTGGGTTGAATTTTCACTGGAGAAAGTATCGTAACTATACATGGGCAGAACTTGCAGGTCAGTTATACATAGTACAACCAGATGAACTTGATGATCTCCTTGCAATTCCTTATGCTAAGTTCCTAAATAACTAAAAAGGTCGATAATGACAATAACAAATCAGACAAATCCAGTAGGGTCACAATATATAAGTAAAGCGAATGAGATCAGAGTGCCTCAACAGGGTGTCACACAGAATTTTGAAAGAATATATACTTCAACAAGACTTATAAAGACAGGAAATAACCCATCAGTATATTCAAAAGAAATAATTCAATACCCAGACGCTAAAAGTGCAGGTGAAGCTATAAAAAATATTAACAATAAAGAAACGGTGTCAAATTATACTGTCATAGCAAAAGAAAATAAAGACACTGGAGAGTTTGATTTTAATCTAGGAGCTGATTACAAAAATGCTGAAGTGGATACTTTTAAAAAATTAGTAAAAAGACAGACAAAAAATCAAACAAAAGATGCAGAGAAACAAATAAAAGATAAAATAAATTCTGATACTAAAGCACTCAATAAAAATCAAGAGCCCCTTAATAGTAAAAAGGAAACGGATTCAACAGACTCTCCAAAAACAAAACAAGCAAGTAACAAAGGTATCGCAAGAAAAAACTATGGCACCTTATTTTATCCATCATTCATACAAAAAAGTAATCAAGACAAATTAAAAATAACAATACTTGAGTTCTCATCAAGATTTAAAGGTGGAAAAAAAGATCCTAAAAAATTGTCAAAACTTGGAAATGTCTCTGGAAAACCAAAGAGAAGTGACTATGGTACAAATCGAAATGCGCGAGGTAGTTATCTTCGCGCCCTTAGAAAATATAAAAAAGGAAAAACAAATTTAACTGAGGTTAACGGGAGTGCATTATCTCTCGATGGTCGAAAGAGATTAGAGGTTGATAAAAGATTAGTTGGACACATAACACTACCCATACCTGATGGAGTGACTGACCAAAACAAAGTTGATTTTGGATCTGGCACCTTGAATGCATTACAAGTTGGTGGTGCAGAACTCGCTT